TGATTCTTTAGAGTCATGGCAACCGATTGACTCGCCATCCTCTTTCTCAACAGCCCAGTTAGGGCAGTCAGGGTTGGTCTGTGTAATGTAATAGGGCATTTCTATACCTGCTTCAGGAATGAGATGGGGTGATTACCTTTACTTGAAACAACATATACATGCTCATTTGGATAGCATTGAAGCTCCAATGAGTCCTCTTTGAAAAGGCTAAAACCATTTGTAGTTGTAACAGTTTCATTGCCAACATAAAGAGCAGTTGTGTTATCCATGTTATGAATGTGCAATCTCCAATCGCTGACTGAGCTTCCGTCAATCGCAATTCTGGCTGTGCCAGCAACTATTTGTCCTGTGGTAATCGGCAAAGTTAGACCTCGTAAACCGCTTCTGGGTCCTCTGGATTTATCTGAGCGATACCTTGGAGCTGGACAGTTGGCAATCCGGTGTGGGCAATCTCTGGCAAGCCCATAGCAGCCATAACCTCGGCTGGGTCGAAACCTGAGTTGACAAGTTTCTGTGCCATGTTGACTCGCTTGTCGGTAGCTACTAGCTCGGCTGCGTCAATGTTTACGCTGGCTAGTGGCACTCGAATAATCTCTCCGCCGTCAACTGGTGGCAAGTCCTCAAGTCTGCGGATGTCGTTGATGGTCAAGTATCCAGCCTGAAGTCCAACGCTGTAAGCGGTAAAGCGTGAGTTGGCATCGCCTCTTAGCAATCCGTCAAGTGTGAACTTGATGAACGCTGTTGATCCACCAGGCTCGTTTGCCATTAGAGGTGTGAAGGCTGACTCTAGTTTCTGAACGATTGGTCTTAGTGTGTGAGTCACAAAGGCGATGTTGTTTTGCTCAACGCTGGAATAGGTGTTAGTGCCTGGTAGTCCTAGCAGGTGAGGTGGGATGTTGAACGCGCGAGCCACATCCTCAACAGCCATTCTGCGTGAGTCAATGAACTGTGCCTTGTCGTTTTCGACTGTGGTCTGAACAAACTTTGCTCCACCAGATAGAACGCCTGTCTTGTGTGACTTGCGGAATCCTTTGTGTCTGGCATCGAAGCCGTCAACAAGTTGCTTGGCTTGCTCAGGTGTTAGGTTGCCAGGGAACTCGATGATGCCGTTAGTGCTTGCACCTTGACCAAAGAATCTAGCTGCGTATGACTCAAGCGCGATAGCTAGTCCAAAGTTATCCTTGAGCGCAATGACTCTTGAGATGCCTCGGGTTTCACCTGGTCTGACCACATCTGGAATGTGTATCATTTCGTTCTTTGTTAGTGGCTTGGGTTCATCCTGATGGATGTAGACAACTTCACCAACCTTGTTCTTGCGAATCTCAACCTTGGCTGGGTTTAGAACTGTCATGTTGATTACGCGACCAGCTCCATCTCTAAAGACTCTGACAAAGCCGTTGCCATCAAGAAGCATAGAAACAATCAGCGATCCGTAAAAGGCTTCCTTGGTGGTGTCAATGTCTGGCTGTTGTACCCAAACTGGTCTAGGTCTAAAGGCAAAGCGCGCGCCATCTCTGCGGATGTATGAGTCAATCGGCAGGGTAGAGATTGTGTCAGAGATAAGGCTGACTGCTGAAAAGATTGCGTTTACTCTAAAGACAGTTTCAGGGTTGACTACTGTGCCCGATTGGTTTAGGACTTCAATGTCGCCACCGGTTCCCCAGATGGTCTGAAAGCTGATAGCTCTGGACTCGAAAAGATTGTTAAGCATTGGTTATTTCCTTTCGAGAGCCAAGCCAAATAGTAATGAAAATACACCAGCAAGAATTACGCCTACTGGTGGAAAGATTAGACCTGCACCGATGCTAATGCTCAAAGCCCCTAGCACTTGAAGTATGGTTGCCATGACCGCCTTAGATAAAGAATTGTGGGACAAGCTGTTCAGACTCTACTCTACCAACAGTTGCCCTATCAAAGGCGATTACAGCAGCAACAGCCGCGTCAATCTTTCTAGGTGAGCCTCGATTGTCTTTTACAATTCTTGGTCCGATCCTGTCTGTCTTGACTACTGCGTTGGTTAGGTGTCGCTCAAGTAGTGGGTCGCCATCGTGAATCATTGTCTGCTCAGTAACCGCTGTGTAGAACTTGGCACAGGCACCAACCATGCGACTTGGGCTAGTTGAAGGAAACTCAATAACAGGCAAGCCCATCTCAGCCATAGCATCCATAGACCTTTGCCAGCGATAAGGGTCACAAGCTATCTCTTTTACATTGTGAGTTGAGCAGAATTGGATGATTACATCCTCGACTTCTTGGGTGTTTACGCGCCAATCATCGGTATCCTCTGGCTGTTTCTCCCATGTTTTGATCATAAATAGATAGGGTTTTTCATCCTCTTTGGGGATAGTGCAACCCATCAAGCTAGTGCAGTCGCCATTGAATGAGCCGTCAAAGCCGATAATGATGTCCTCATCTGGTCGCAACTCTCGCTGTTCGGCTAGTGGTTGCCAAGCTCCGTTAGGTAACCAAGCGTTCATAGAGCTGACCCATTGGTTCAATCTCTTGGTTCTAAACTCTGGCTCCGGTGTTCGCCTAACAGCAGATTCAAAGTCATCCTTAGAAACTAAATCGTCAAAGCCAGGGTTAGCGGCTTGCCACACTAGCGGATCTCTGTGGTCTGCCTCGTCTGGTGCTGCCCACCAAGCCATAAAGAAAGTAGGGTCATCTATTTCACCGCTGGCAACTCTCTTGCCGTATTGGTAAAGGCTGTAAGCAATAGAGTCTTGTCCTGTCATGTCTGTCTTTTGACCGGCTGTGGTGATGGCGATTAGCTGACCAAGCTTGCCTCGGTTTCCCATAGCAAGCGAAAACACATCAAACAAAGTTCTGTCTTTATGTGCATGAGCCTCATCAAAAATAATCCGAGTTGGATTGAGGCCCTCTTTGGAATAGCTCTCGGCAGAAACAACTCTGTAAACGCTGTTGGTTGATGGGACAAAGATGGCATCCCGATACAAGGTGCAAAGCTCTGACAGCTCTGAGGTTTCAACCATGCGCTTAGCCTCACCGAATACGATGCGAGCCTGTTCCTTTTCAGCGGCTACTGAGTAAACCTCACCACCTTGGATGCCCTCAGCAATCAGGGAATAAAGACCAAAGGCAGCCGAGCTTAGGGCAGACTTTCCGTTCTTTCTAGGCATCCCGATTAGGGCAGTTCTAAACTGTAATCCTTCGTCTTGATCTCTAGCATAGACATGGCGTACTAGTTCCTTTTGCCACTCTCGCAACACAAGCGATTGACCTGCTTTACCTGCAATGCCGTCTTTACCAATAGAGCCAAATGCCTCTGTGAACTCAATCGCATACTCACCGTCACCACGCGCAATAGCTTCAGGCGATACAGGTGTCAGGTTTGCTGGCGGCCAGCTATTCACGATGCGCCTTTCTAGTCATCAGTTCCTCTAGCTTGCTCATCTTTTTGACCTCAGCCACACCTAGTCTGCTTCTATCAGTTGGGGTAAAACCGAGCAGGGATAGGTTTGAGTAGATTGACTTTTCAAGCTCTCGCAAGCCTCTTCGATCCTTGGGATTGTTGTCAGTCATAACCCTGACCCTCAAGTTCCAACGCTCGTCAACCATTTCACAGGTCATGAGCAGAATCTCGATGTCGCTGTTAGGGCTAATCCAAGCAATGCCTGATTCCCAAACTCTGTCCCATAGTTCCTTGCCGTACTTGAGCAATGGTCTAGCTGGCTCTGGTGTAGATAGGGCTTGAGGTATGAGCATCACAGTTGACTGGTCAGGCAGTGCTCTCTTGCCAGGATTGCCGGTCAGCCTCTTGACCTCAGTTGGAACTGGTGGTCTGCCAACTTGTGCCATGACTAATCTGCCTTAGCTGGTAGGAGCTCGGCTTTCTCCCCTGTTAGTTTCTCCCAGCGTTCAATGATGACATCACAATACTTAGGGTCTAGCTCCATCATGAAGCAGATGCGGTTAGTCTGCTCAGCGGCTATAAGAGTTGATCCAGAGCCACCGAATACATCACAAACTAGGTGGCCTTCTTTGCTGCTGTTTTTTATTGCGTTTTCAATTAAGGCAAGCGGTTTCATAGTTGGGTGTAAGTCGTTTTTAAGTGTCCTTTGGAATTGCCAGATGTCCTCTTGCAAGTATCTTTCCGCGTAAAAGTGTCCTGATTCACAGCCGTAAACAATAGGCTCATACCTGCTCTTGTAGTCTTTGTTACTTAGTGTGGCTTGGTTTTTCATCCAGACCAGAATTGACTTCCAATGAAATCCAGAGTTTCTAAGTGGCACTAGCAGCTCATCTAAAGTCAAATCAGCAAAGGTGAAGTAGTAAGCCTTTGGCTTTCTAGACTTTAGGTTTGACAGCACCTGCATCAGAAAATTGTAAAACTGGTCTTTTTCTAAAGAGTCATTTTTGATTGGGCTGTGCTTAGTATTTACGCTTTCGTAGTGATCTATCCGTTTTCCGTTTTTTGTTGTGTTAGATAGTAGTTGTCCCTTGAACTCAACATTGTAGGGTGGGTCAGTAAAGATAAGGTCTATTTCTTTATCTAGCATTAATGCTTCAAATTGCTCTGCACTTGCAGCATCTCCACACATAAGTCTGTGATTGCCTAGTTGCCAGATGTCGCCAAGGGCAACCCTGCCAGGTGCAGACTCAGGTATCTCATCCTCAATGATTGGCTTATCCTCATCAGGTAGCTCAAAAGCCTCGAAGCCAAACTCGGCAAGCTCCCAACCCTCAGCCTCTAGCTCTAGCAGTTGTGAGGTCAGCACTTCCTGATTCCAATTGGCAAGCTCGGCTGTTCGATTATCAGCAATGGCGAAGGCTTTGACTTGGGCATCAGTCCAGTCACTTGGGACTCTGACTACTTCGATATCTAGCCATCCCAAACGCTTAGCTGCCTCGACAGTTCCGTTGCCGGCAACGATTGTTCCAGCTTCGGTTATCACGATTGGCTTGCGCTGACCGAACTCTTTGAGGCTTCCCATGATGGCTTTGAGGTTCTTGTCATCGTGTTGCCTTGCGTTGTTTGGATCAGGCGTTAGCTCAGCGATGCGTAGGGTTTCGATGTTCATTTTTATAGCTTACCAAAAAGGTTTAGTTTCGCGGTCATACACAGATGGT